CCGGTCGCGCTTGCCGTGTATTCGGGTTGATCGAAGCTCACGCGGACATGGCTCTGGGCGGCGAGGTTGTAGACCTCGTCTGGCTCGATCTTGCGGACAAGCCTGCTCAACGCAGAGCCGTCGCAAAGGTCCCCGTGATGAAGGGTCAAGTGGGGGTAGAGATGCTCGATGCGCCCCGTTGAGAACGCGCTGGTTCTCCGCATGATGCCGTGAACTTCGTACTGCTTGGAAAGAAGAAGCTCCGCGAGATAGCTGCCATCCTGGCCCGTGATTCCTGTGATGAGCGCTCTCAACGCTTTGCTGCCTCCAGTTTGCTTCTGTAGCGTTTGCAGTCCTCGACAACGTCGCGGTTGATTCTACTCCACGACATCAAGTGCCCGTGAACGAAATGGCAAGGGTCCGCGCAAAAAGTGATGAGGTTTAAGGGGTCAAGTTCGAGTTCTGGCTTTTCGTGATAGGGCTGGTTGTGATGCACCTCCATGTCGCCTCCTCGCTTCCCGCATGCCTGGCACTCAGGCTGCCGAGCCAGGTGCTCCGCACGCACACGCGCCCACTTGCCAGAGCGTCCGACTTCGGGTGTCGCAAACAGTCGTCGAAACAGTCCGAACATATTGATGTCACGCAAGAGTCACCCCCCACTTAGCTGCAAGGTACTGTCGGACTAGTGTGCGATCGCCGGCGGTTGGCTGCTGGTTGAAAAACAGCAGCTCGCAGATGTCGCCCTGCAGCGCGGAGTAAAATGTTCCGCCAACTATCGCTCCTCCGACTGTCATGTTTCCAGTAGCGTCCGCCGTTGACGGTGTGTTAGTAAAGGCATTCTGCTTGATCGCTGTCGCCCCATTAACCGACAGCGACAATCGCTCTGACGCTGTAGCGTTGGCAACATCAAAAAGGCAGTCAGATACAAGCATCGCATTTGGTGTCAGGATGTTTGCGTAGCCAGATTGATACGCAGTTGTTCCGGCGTTCATTGTCTCGGCGACAAACGATCCCGACACTCCGCGAGCAACAAAAATATCGGCAGAATTATTTGCGGTCCCAGGGAAGTTTCCTTGGCTTCCTCCGTCGTCGTAAGCAAAATATGAACCGACCCCGGCTGAGGCTGCGTAGGTTGACCAAAGGCAGTAGTAACTCACCGGGTTAGTGACCGTCCCGAACGTATTGACCGCAATCCACCAGCACGGCGTACCGTCGTGCAAAAACTTGTACGTCGCGGTGCTGCTCGGCACGGAAAGCCGTTGCACGCTCGCCGCCGCGAACCGCGCGACGTTCAACCCGTTTCGCCCGGCCGTGATGTACGAAGGCTGCGTCGATCCGCTGGTCGTGTTCGTCAGATGCCGACCGTTGCCGCTCTTGTCGGCGAGTTGCGACACGCGGCCCGAGTCGAGCGTGACGCTGGAGGCGTCGGAAGCGTCCCACCATGAGTGCAGGCCGGGGATCAATCGAGGATCAATCGCGGCGGGGACATCCGACGGGCTCCACGCGACGGCGGTCTTCGCTCGCGGTGTCGCCGGCCCCCACACTCCATTGCTCTTCGTGTACGGCACCGTCGGCACCCACTGGCCGTCTTTCTTCAAGTAAAGCGTCGATGCGGTATCGACGGCTGGCCGACGCACCTGAGAGTCGGTCAGCCCGATGCCTCGCTGAGAGGCGAGGAGGCGGATTTCGGAAGGGGTGAGGGCGCGGTTGTAAATGCGTGCGTCGTCGATCTGGCCGTTGAGGTTGTAGACGGTCGTGGCACCGGAGATTGCGCCAATCGTCACCGGCGTGTTGACTGTGTTGATGACCGTGGCAGGAGAAGATGTCGTGACCGACAACTGCACGCCGTCAAGAAACACACGGCACGCCGTCACGTTCGTTGCCGACGCATCGTAGGACGTTGCGAGGTGGTGCCAAGACGTGTCGTAGGTCCATGCCGCCTGCGATCCCGCGCTGCCGATTTCAACGCCAACGCCAGCTGCTATCTCTCGATACAAACTAAATCGGCACCCATTGAAGCTGTTGCCTCCGTAGGCCAGAAACTCAGCATTGACGTTTGCCGACATGCGGAACCAGACAGACAGCGTGCGAGCGGCTGACCCAATCGGAAAACCGTTGCTAGTTGTTCCAATCACGTAGTCGTTCGTTCCGTCAAACGCAAGCGCGACTCCGGCACCGCTCGCCCGCCAGTTGTCCTGCCCGCCCATGTTGGTGAGCGTGCCGTGATTGTTCCTGCCGCTGCGGTCGATCAACGTCAGACCGGTGGCCCCCAGCGACGGGCACCACGCCCCGACCAACCCGCTCCGCAACGACGAAGTCGTATTCGACATCCTCCGAGACGACGCCGCAACGGTCGTGACTCTCGGCTTGACCTGCGTCGTTGGCCGGCGGACCTGAGAGTCGGTCAGGCCGATGCCTCGCTTGGAGGCGAGGAGGCGGATTTCGGCGGGGGTGAGGGCGCGGTTGTAAATGCGGATGTCGTCGAGTTGGCCGTTAAAATAGTCCCCCGCAATGTCAAAGCGGCCAATTTGCAACGGCAGTAAGTTGTCGTAACGAAGATCACCGCTGCCTGTGGTCGTGGCTTCCAGCACTGTGCCAACATACAAGCGTTTTGTTGCGCCGTCATACGTCCCCGCCGCAAATCGCCACGTTCCGTCATTTACGCTGGTTGTACTACTTATGACACCGGCTAAACCGTTCCCTACAGTCGTGTCTGTCGTAAAAGATATTTTGTTAGCTACATAGGCGTTTAGTGTAATGGCCCACGCCTGCTGGCTAGACGCAACTCGCGGTTTTACAATTGGTCGGCCTGCTGTTGTCTGAGTTGTCTTAAACCACACCGTTACGCTTATGGTGTTTTTCACAACTCCGGCCGATGCCGACAGATCGACAAAATCATTGGTGCCGTCAAAGTTTAACGCCACGCCGCTCCCACTCGCCTGCCAGTTGTTCTGGCCGCCCATGTTGGTGAGAACGCCGTGATTCCCTTGCCCGCTCCTGTCAATCAACGTCAGCCCGCTTGCCCCCAGCGACGGGCACCACGCGCCGACGAGGCCATTTCGCAACGAAGACGTCGTGTTCGCCACCCTCCGCGACGACGCCGACTGCGAGAACGACACCGTCGTGACGGGCTTCAGCGGAGGGCGGACTCGCGTGGGGGTCAGGCCGATCCCGCGACGGGAGGCGAGGAGGCGGATTTCTGCTTCCGTAAGGATTCGGTTGTAAATGCGGACGTCGTCCACAAGACCGGAGAAAAAGCCTTGTGGTCCAAACCCTTCTCCATCTAGACATCCAATTCTTATTGCATTAATTGTTGGCGATGTGTTTGAGTTTGCAACGCTCACGGAGCGCGATACCCCGTTAACATATATTGAATGCGAAGACCCTCTTTCAGCAAACGTTATGCACGACCACTTCAAAGCGGGAAGGTTACCTCCATCTGTGAGTCCAACTCGGTAACCATTTGCTACATCGGCAAGGGTAAGGTATTCATTCGTTAACAATGAAGTGGCCGAACCAATAGAAACATAGTATGATGTGTTATTACCTGGAAGAACCCGTATCTGAAAGATTGAGCCAAAAGACGAGGCGGCATTTACCACGACGTTTGGGTTGATCCAAAACGACATCGAACGCATAACTTCCTGAGATGGAGGTGCGGCCGACACAAAATCATTTGTTCCATCAAAGTTCAGCGCAACTCCGCTGCCGCTCGCTCGCCAGTTGTCCTGCCCGCCCATGTTTGTGAGCGTGCCGTGATTATTGCGCCCGCTCCGGTCAAGCAGTGTCAGACCGCTTGCCCCCAGCGACGGGCACCACGCGCCGACGAGCCCCTGGCGCAACGAGGCGTATTCAGGCTGCTGGACAGGCATCAGGCCACCGTTTCGTAGACCGGCTGAATGCGAATCTGATGATTCGACGAGGTTGCATTCAGTGCAACAGCCGTGCTGTGCGTCACGAAGAAAACGACCTTCGGCGGGACCATGCCGCCAAAGGCAGCGGCGAGCGAGACGGGACCGAAACAGTAGGTCCGGTTGCTCGTCGCGTCCGTCGCCATCGCGGCGATGAACCGGCAGGTGCTGGCCTTGATGTCGGCCGAGGTAAACGTCTTGCCGGCTGTCCCGGCGCCAGTGATGACGTCAGGCCAGTTGGTGCCGTCACAACTACCGACAGCCCAGACCTCGATCGACTTCGCGGCCGTTGGCGACGTGCCAGTCGTAACCTTTCCGCTGACGAGGTAGTCGAGAGCAAGAGTCAGCGAGTTGCTGATCGCGTCTGCTTGCTGACCGGCGAGAAGGTTTGCGTCGGTGGCGAGGGACGAGAGCGTGATGACAACGTCCGACGCTGTTCCGTAGGCGAGATTGATATTAGCCACTGAAAGAACTCCTTGCTGCTGAAACTAGTCCACGACCGATCTCCGGCAGGCCGACCGATTCGGCCCACGGGATCGTGTGATTTGCGAGGTTGCTTAGAGCCTCGACCTGAGGCTGCGTGCAGATGCCAGAGGCAACAAGACCCGAGGTCATCTGCGAAACGACTGGCAAGTCCATGTCAACCGTCTGGATTCGTTGATCGTCAATCCAGGCAAGAACAGCGATGCACAGCCCCCTGACGGCAGGCGGCGAACTGGGGTCTCGGCTGAGTTCGACAAGGGCTGGGTAATATCCAGACTCAATGGCCGTTTTCTTGACGACCCAGGTGTCGACAGGACGTCGAACAGAAACGGTCTTCGCTGCGACGGCGTCTGCCGCTTCTTGATCGGTGAGGCTTGCGTACTCAGGCTTGCTCAGTTCTTCGACGAGTGGGTTCATGGATACCTCAGATAAAGGTCGCCGTTGCTACCGGTCGCATTCGACGGGGCGGCAGAGCCGCTGGTGTAGGTCAGAGAGCCACCGCTCCCTGACACTTGGGCAACAGTGCCGTCGCTCTTCTTGATGAAGAGCTTGCCGTCGGCGGTGTTCGCTGCGATCTCGCCTGTGAGAAGCTGGCCCGCCGTTGGCACAGCACCAGGAGTGCTGGACTTCTTCGGAACGATCGGGTTTGGCATCAGTAGGTGCCCCCGTCGAGGGTGGAGTTCGGGCTGAGGTAGTCGGTGTCGACGACCGCAGCGGCGTAGCTCGTACCGTTGCCCTTGAGCAGGCCAGTCACGGCAGCCGACAGGCCCAGTCCGCCGTATCCGACAGCCACCGCAGTGCCTTGCCATGTGCCCGTCGCGATCGTCCCGACGCTCGTCAGGCTCGACCCGACAACGGCAGAGCCGAGGGCAGTGGCCGACAGGACGTTCGTGCCGTTGATCTTGTAGGTCTTGCCAGACGCGAGGTCGAAGTTCTCGCTCGACGTCCACGAAGTTGTCGACGAGACCCAGTTCAGCGTCTTGTCGGTGGCTCCCTTGAGCGTGATGCCGCCTCCGTTCGCGGTGACGTCGGTGGGCGATGCCACAACGCCAAGCTCCATGTTTTTGTCGCCGACTTGAACGGTCGTGGAGTTGACGATCTCGGTCGTTCCGTTGACGGTCAGGTTGCCGCCGATCGTGACGTCGCCTGTGAACGCCGCACCGGCCAACGCCGCGTAGCTCGCGAGGGCTGACGACAGGGCGAACGCCCCGGAGCCGCCGATCGCGATGATCGACGTCGCTGAGCCTCCGGCGCCGCCTGTGCCGGTGCCGTAGTAGAGAATGTTCGTCTGCTCGTTGAACGCAAGCTCCGCGTTCTGGAGCGACGATGGAGCGCCGGCGCCGCCGCCAGTTGCCCGCCGCTTGATTCGGACTGTGTTTGCCATCAGAAGTTTCCTCCGTCAACGAGGTTCGTGTCCGGGTAGTTTCGCCATTTGCCGCTGCTATATCGAATGACGTCGCCGTCTGTCGGGGTCGAGAACGAGACGTCGCTGGCTTGGCTGATTGCGGAAACGCCGGACAGGCCCTGTGGCCCGAAGCCGCCCGCCACCGTGACGCTTGCGCTGGTCCCAGAAGCCGTCACCGTAACTGGATTGTTCGTCGTGGATACGCTGACGCTCATCGAACGATCTCCAGCTTGCCTTCAATTCGCGTATCCCGAACGTCACCGGGGGACACGATCTCCTGCCGCCAGCCGTACGTTCCGGCCGCCAGGGCGAGGGTCGAAGCTTCTTGAAGCGACACGCCAACGGCACTCGAGAAGGCCCCTGGCGTCACCGTCGTCGTCACGGTCGTGATGTCGCTGCCGGTGACGAGGGAGTAGATGACCGTTCTGACCGTGCAGCCCGTGAGATCGAGGTTGTAGGTGAGCGTCTTGCCAAGCTCGTCGCCGCCGCGCCGGGCGAGGTTCAACGTTCCGGGGAGGTCTGGCGAGCTTGCCATCAGTTCCTCACTTCTGGCTGTGACCGCAGGAGTTCAGTGATTTCCCGCTGCCCCTCGGCAATGTCGCCCATGACGTCAGCCTGTTGTCGCTGTGTGTCGCCAATCTGCCGCAGCGTCTGGTGCGTCGACTCGAGGAACTCAACGTGAGACTTCACGACCGGCTCGAGGACCGTCTTGTGCAGTGCGATGGACCCCTCTCTCGCAAACCACAAGATCGCAGCCAGAATCAGGACTGGCACGCCGAGGCGCTCTCCAAAACGAAGCGCAAGGTCAATTGAGTTCTTCGTCTTGTCAGTCATCATCGTCTCCAGATGTTACCCCTTGATTTTACCGTCCAAGACCATCCTCTCGCTGGCAGTCCGGACGGCATCGGCAAGGTCCCGAAGGCTGCCTTTGTTGAGGATCAGGCGGGACACCAAATCGGGCGAGATCCCGGCCTCGCTCTCATGCGAGACACAGGTCGGGGCGTCTGGACGGTCGACCTGCCAGATTTCGCCTCCCTTGCGGCGAATCAGCTTCGCCTCGTTGTTAAAACGGACGTCCCGAACGACCACAAAGTCCCCGCCAGAGTCAATCCGCCGGTCGGCAATGTTGGTCCACAGGTCGTCGCTGACCATTCCCCGGCCCCAGTCCGTACCCATCGTCTGCATCATTTGACGAGGCGACTTACCGATCCACGGGATCGTGGCCTCTTTGAAGTCCCGGTCTTGAAGCAGGTCGACCGGAACTCCCAGGATCTCAGCGAGGGCGGCGTAGAGGGGGTCCGCAAAGCCGATGCTGGCGGTGGCCGGGAGGAGCGCGGCGACGGTGTCTTTGCCGCTGTTCGCCTTGCCGCACAACCCAATCAGGATCACAGCAGTACCTCTTTGCCGTTGAACGTGATCTTCTCGCCCACCAGCCCGCAGACCCACCGCATCGAAACCCCCGCTCGCTCGAGGATTTTCTCGCCGGCCGTGACGCTGCGCTCCCACCTCTGCGGGGTCATTGCCCTGAGAGTGGCGAGCCCGACGACCTCGCGAATGCCCACGCCGACGATCGCTCGAGCGCAGTCCGGACAGGCAAACCACGGCGCGTAAAGCACGGCGCGAGCGAAATCATCGTCCTCGAACGCGCCTCTGGCAGCCTGGAATATGACCGCTCGCTCGGCGTGTTCGATGTAGTCGTACTTGAGGTTCGACTGCAAAACGTAATCCGGAAGCTCGATTCCGCCCGGCACGCGGTTGGCGGCTTCGTACTGAAAGCCGCCGATGAGAAGAACCGCGCCGGCTTGCGTCCGGGGGTCCTGCGACTCTCGTCGCGCTACTGCAAGAGCGGTCTGGAGATAGTCGTTGTCGCTCATTTCACAAAAATAGGGAGGACTTTGGTGACGCGATGGTGGTCGTGGTCGATCACCACCAGGGTCTGTGAAGGAGGCTGAAACTCAGCCTTGATCCTGTCAGCGAAGGCATTGTGTCCGATGAGACTTGCGTTGGAAACAAAACGGTACGGCACATAAAGGAACTGGTGCCAGTGCCCGAAGACGTCCAGATCCGCGCGCTGCGCTGCGTTCCACGCCGACACGGCCTTGAGCGCCGGGATTGTCAGCCCGCCGACGCCACCGCCGTACTTGAGCGCGTGGCCGTGACTGCAACGGAGCAGGAAGCCGTCGAGGTTGACGAGGTTCAGGTAGCCCTTGCCAATCTGCCAGGAGACATTCGGCCTGGACTCCTGGGCGGCCATCGTCAGGTACATATGCTGCTCGAAGCTGTGATCGTTCTCGGTGGCGATTCGCGGCTTGAGCGTCGTCCTGCCGTGGTTCCCTGAAGCCGTTGCCACCAGAACCGGGGCGATGCGAGACATGGAGTCGATGACACCATCGAGCCTTGCCTGCGCCCACCGGGTGGCCGCCAGCGGCGCAAGCTGCGTCACTTCAACGAGGTCGTCGTGGATGTGACCTGTGATGAAGTCGCCCAGGGCCGCCACGACGATCCGGCGGATGTCGGTCAACCCGCGCTCATGCTCGATGAGCATGGTTGCCCGCTGGACAAGCTGCTTGATTCGCTCGTCGGCCACCTCGAGCGAGAACGAATTGAGCCCCCGGCAGGTGTCGGGGTCCACCCTCTCCTCGCAGTGCCAGTCCGACAGGACGAGGACGGCCGTGGCCTCTGGGCGTTTCCCTCGAGGTTTCGACGGGCTGTATTGCTTCGGCTTCACGCCCCGCAGCGCCGTCAGGCTCTCGATGGTGACGCCCTGCTCCTGAAGCTTCGCAAGCGCCGCGTCGTATTTCTTGCGGATGGAGGTCAGTTCGGCGCGGAGCTTTCGGGCCTCGCCGTCAGCCGTGTACGAAGCAATCGCTTCGACTATTCGCCTTTTAGCCATCGGCGCACCCCCTCTTGGCCGACGCTTGTGATGCCCTCATCACGTAGCGCCTTTGCCACGGCGGCTGCGGCGGGGTGGATTTGACTGCCGAACTCGCCGGCCAGCCACGCCGCCCGAATCACCTCGAGCGTCTTTTGATGCTCTGCGGCGACTCTTGACTCCCACCTTTTCGTGCGGCCGTTTTGCGGGATGTTTGCCTTGATCTTGTCCAGCAGGCTGGCTTTCGCCATCGGCACCCTCCAGGCGGATAAGAAGCCCCTCTGACTCTTCGTCGTCTTCAAAGGGGTCAAAGTCGTCATCGATGGGCATTGAGTAGTCTACCCCTGTAGCCTTACGTCGCAATCTCTTTCCTGGCCGCCTCGACGGCGCGGCCAATCATGATTCGCGCGGCCGCGGCAAGAAACGGCAAGCCCTTCTTGGCGGCGGCTTCACGCAGATGCTCTATCACTTCTTCCATCCTGCGGATTGTTTCGTCTGGTCCCCAGGCATCCATCTTTGCCGCGAAAGAATCACACCCGCAGGAACCGTCATCGCGGATGCCCCACCATGCCAGCGAGCGGCGGAGTTGGCAGCCGGGGCCGCAGATTGTCGGCAGCGGCTTGCGGCATTGGCGGATCGCCCCGCGGACCTTCGACACGAATCCGCAGCGCGGGCAAGTCGCGTCGGGGGCGGAGAGGTCGCAGTTCATGCCTGGATTCTCCAGCCAGTGGACGCATCCATCAGCACACCGCCATACGAACCGTACCCGGACGAAACAGATGCGT